TACATGTTTACTGCCTAATGTACTTGTAGTATCAGTTCCTGAATCCCATAACCAAAATTGTATTGAGTTTCCTGCATCTGCACTTGCATTATGTCTTGTTCTAATTGAATGGGCATATCCACTTGAATTATAGGCACTACCATTATAAGAAAAAATTATTTGTGAAGAATTTGGACTTGAAGCACTACTATCTCCTGCTCTCAATCCTAAAGCATGGTCGCCATTATTATTGCCTGTAACATCTAAATTAACTTGTGGTGATTCAGTTCCTATACCTAAACTATTATTTATATGAATATTTCCACCTCGTAAAACTTCCATTCTTTGAGAACCTTGTGTATGAAACTCAATACCACCAGTAGAAGCATTATCTGTTTTAAATTTCATTGAACCATCAGCACCATTATAAAATTCTATTTCTGCAATTCTTGTTGTACCACCACTTGATAAATCTACACCAATAGTATCTCCTGCACTTCCAAATTGTAATGTATTTGTACTTGGTGATGAAGTTCCTATACCGACATTAGTATTGATATACATTCTTGTACTATTAATATCATATACACTTGAACCAGCAGCTGAAAATCCTACTCCATCTCCACTTCTATACATTCCTGCATTACCTTGTGAGAAAAATGAATATGATGGAGAAGCAGCACTTCCAACAGAATTTAAAAGTCTTGCTTCGTTTCTTAAATCAGAAGTAAATCTTACATTACCACTTACATCAAGCTTATATCCAGGTGAGTTAGTTCCTATACCGACATTATTGTTAGTAGAATCTGCAAATAAAGTAAAGTTGGTATCATTGACTACTAAGTTAGCATCTATTGTAGTAGCATTAGGTATATATCCACCTTTAAATCTTTGATTGTTAGATAATTCATGTTGCATAGCACCAAGCATAGTACATTCATCTTGATTGCCTGGCTCTTGGCATACTAATTGAAATGGTGCTGTACCTACAAATCTAAATGGACCTGCAGTTGATAAAGTTCCTGCACCAGTAGATGTACCATTATCAAAATACAATGGTGTATGTTTAGTAGCATTACTTCCATCATGTGTATATAGTACATTACCACTTGCATCTAAGACTTTTACAAAAGTATCCTGAAAGCAAACCAATCTATAATGTGATAATTCAGGGTCACCATAAATATAATAATCAGAACAGAACTCAATAGGCATAGCAAACTCTGCTTCACTACCTGCACCATCAGCTATACCACAAGCAAATAATCCATATTTACCACTGGTGTCTTTTAAGTAATAAGCATTTACATTTTGTGTTTCTAATATGCTTGTACTTAATTCTGCTAAGCCATCTGTTACACCACCTCTAATTTCTCTTGAAAATGCACTTGCTATAACTTCCATAGCTAAAGGTGTAAATAATAAATGGTCATTTGCACCATCATCTAAAGTAGCACAGACTTTTCCATCTGCTTCAATTACATAATATTGAGTTCCTGAAGCAGTATCTGATTCAGTAAAGGTTATAATACCACCTTGACTAATTGTGCCTGTTGTCAAAGCTGTAGCTGCTATATCTACATTAGCACTTGAACTTCTATAGATAGAATATGATACACTGCTATAAGGTGCATAAATATGAATAGTTAAAGGATACCCTCTTGTAGAGCCACTACCTAATAATCTTCCACTAAATCTTTCGTTCATGCACATACTTCTAATTGTGCCTGATTGGTGTACAACCACTGCTCTATCTGCTGATATAACACTTCCTAAGCTTAAATCTGCTGAACTAATAGTTGCTTGTCCAAAGGCACTATCAATCTTGCCTTTATAAACACCATCTACATAAACATTCGTATTATCAAAATACGAAGTCACAACATGATTAGCACCACTCTCCATTACAATCCAGTCACTTTCAGCAAAGTGTCCTTTATGTTGCATATAATCTCTTGTATCTAAATATTGATGTGTTTTTAATGTACCACCAAATGCTAAACTTTGATTCTGAACATTACTTCCTACAAAAACTTTATTACCTGTTTGAATTGACATAGCTCTTGTATCACCTGTATTAAAGAATATGTCACCACTTGTATTGGTTTCAATAGTAATATTTTCTGTTGAAGCATTTTCTAATTTTATACCTGCACTACTATCCCAGTAGATAGAACCATTAGTATTAAATCTTAATCTATTACCACTTCCTAAAATTCTTATATCGCCACCACTTGTAGTTAATAAGCTTGTAGGCGAATTTGTACCAATGCCAATACGATTTACATCACCATCTACAAACAATAAATTTGGCTCAGTATCACCTTCTACTCTAAAATCTATTGCTAATCCTGCATCATTAAAGATTGCACCAGTGCTATTAAATCTCATATGATTTCTACCACCTGCATAATGAAGTATATTATCTCCACTTTCTTCAAAGATATAAGTATCTCCACCATTATCAAAGTAAAGTTTTTTAGTAGCAGGTAGTTGAACATCTTCATTTAACTTTACATAATTACCAGTATTAGATGCTTCTATTTGATATGCTAATGTTCCACCTGCATCTTTGCTACCAAATCTTAATCCACCAGAATTAGTATTGTTAAGTATATAACTCCAATCTCCAGTATTATTTATTTGAAGAGTAGAACCACTAAAAATAAGATTAGTTTCTCCAGTTAGTGTACCATCTCCATCTGATGTTAATACTGCGTTTGCAGTTCCACTATTAGCAATCACATCAGATAAAGCAAGAGATAAAGTACCAGTAGAAGTGATTGGTCCACCACTTATACCAGTGCCAGTTACTATGTTAGTAATTGTACCAGCATTATTAGTAAAAGGTAAATCACTTACTGTACCTAATCTTGCATCAGGACTGCTTACGCTTCCATCAAAAAATATAAAACCATCTGAAGATTCTACGGTAGCTACAGAAGCAAGTCCACTTGAATCTAAATCTAATGTAACATCTCCAGCAGAACCACCGCCAATTAGACCAGTTCCAGCTATAACATTACTTATATCTCCAGTTCCTCCAGTTGCTACATCAGTAACTCTTCCATAAGCATCTAGAGTGATAGTATCTATTTTAACAGAGTTTGTAGTGCTACCATAAGTACCAGCTCCTGCACCAGCTGTTGATAGTGCAACATTATCAGCATTTACTGTTATACCTGTACCAGCACCTACTGCTAAAGTTACTGATGTGCTTCCAGAGCCAGTAAGACCAGCACCTCCTACTACATTTGTAACTGTACCCTGTGGTCCAAGTGCATTAATTTCTGCAATAGTATATGTATATGGAACGCTTGTATCGTCTGTATCGAAGCCTAGAATTGTATCAGAAGTGTTATTTGCCGATGCAACACCTACAATGTTTGTACCATCTATTTTTAAACTATCTCCACTTAATGCTATACCACCATTGGTTACTGCAGCTAAATTCGTATCATCAGATATATCAATTTGTCCTAATGTTAATGTTTGATTATCTGTACCACCTGCTGTTATGTAATTTCTTGTACCTGCTAAAGTAACAGGAGTAGAGTTGTCTGTACCTGCTGCATCTACACCTAATGTAGTTCTCATAGCAGTGGTACTTGTATCGTCTAATAAAGTTCTTGCGGTAGAAGTTAAATCAGTTACTGCATAAGTGTCAGAAGCAGTAGTATAAATCATTTTGTTTGCAGCAGTAGTAAGCCCTGCTATAGAAGCTAAACCTGCGTCATAAGCCTGAACATTAGTACCGATAACAAGTCCTAAGCTTGTTCTTGCTTCACTTGCACTTCCACCTCCAGTTCCACCTTCTGATAATGCTATTGGAGATGATAAGCTTGTTACAGTTCCACCACTTAAACTTCCTGTTACATCACCTGTTACGTCTCCGTATAATCTTCCTGCTTGTATATCTGCATTTTCAGTAAAGTTTACCGTGGTTGCAGTGCCTACAGAGTCTGTAGTAGCAAATCGTATTCTGTCGCTACCTTCATCCCATCCAAAAAATATATTTGCAGAACTACCTCTATTAACAATAACACCTGAATCATTAGTGTCAGAAGGAGCTCCACTGCTTCCATAAGCTAATTCTATTAATCTATCCTCTACTACTAGATTTTGAGTGTCTATCGTAGTTGTACTTCCACTTACTGTCAAATCTCCAGTAATAGTTAAGTCTTGTGAAATAGTTATATTACCTGAACTATTTATAAATAATCTATTTTGTCCTGCAGTAATTAAAGAAATTTCATCATTACCATAAGTAGAATTATTACCGAATACAATAGCAGCAGGTGCAGTTCCTGTCTCAGTTTCGTTAACAATTCCTTGAATCATCATATAACCAGTAGCAGATATTTTAGGGTCACCAGTCAAAAATGAAGAAGTATCTGTGCTACCTAGATTAATTCTAGTTGCAGTAGTAGTACCTGTTAAGGTTGGTGCAGCTAATGTCTTATTGGTAATAGTTTCTGTTCCTGTTAAAGAAACAAAGCTATCTCCTTGTAAGGCTGTATTAAATTCTGTTAGCGTACCTGTTAAAGTGTTAGAGTCTAAGTCTATAGTTTTATTAGTAAGAGTTTGTGTGCCAGTAAGAGTTACTACTGTAGAATCAATACTTAAAGTTATATTACCACTAGCACCTCCACCAGTTAAACCAGTGCCAGCTGTAATACCAGTAATATCTCCACCACCAGAAGAAGAACCAGAAACAATAACATTAGTTACATCACCAGTAGATGTGCCAACCCTTGCTGCTGCCTGTGCTTGACCTTGCTCTACATAGACTTGCTCATAAACAATACCATTTCTTTTTTCTTGCTTAATAAGTTTACCGTCTTCAAGAAATGATACATTCTCTCCCTCTCTTATATTTTGAGAAGATGGTCTGACTCTAAAGAAAGAGTCAATTTGATTAACTCTATGTTCACCAGATTTTGGCATTATGAAGGTCTCTTGTTAGTTAATCTATAATCTATATTAATATCGTTTATAGCTATAGCTTCGCCTTCTTCGTCTGTTAATTCTAAAGCGATTGATTGACAATTTTGATTTATAGTATATGCTAGTGTATCAAATTGACCTAATCCATCTTCAGGCGTTGCAGTTGCTGCATTACCAAAAGAAGTACTACCATCTAAAGCATATTTTAGAGTTAAAGTATTTCCACTTCCAACTCCTCCGTCATCTTTAGCTGTTACATACACTTTTTTTACTTTTTTAATTAATCCAGGGTTGCCAAAGTCTATGTCTTTTGTTCGCAGGGTAATTTGTTTTTCTCCTACGTCTCCTGATAAAAGTTTTAATGTTTTAGCATTACTACTACCATACTCCAAATAATACAATCCATCAAAAGATGGTAAAAAATTAGATATACCAGAACTTCCTATTGACTTAGTTAAACTCCAACCTTGTGTTGGAAAATCAAATACAAAAACATCTGTATCTGCTGCAGTATCTTGAACAACATTTAATTGCTTATATTTATTATTATATCCTATAGCTGGATTTTTAGTAGATTGATTTGTTCTCCAAGTCGCATCATCTAAATTAACTGTTAATTCTTTAGGAGTAGATGTTCCGTCAAATATATACACACCATCATCATTTACCCAACATATACCAAAAGGAGTTTTGCAAACTGATTCTTGTTGTCTACATCCCATACCATCATATTCTGCTTCTAAATACCACCCAGCATCAGAAGTAGAGGATACATTTATAACATATAATTTCTTCTGTTTAAACGCTAACAATCTATTTCCTAAGCTATGTAATGCAGTAAATGAATCACCGTCACTAATACCAATGTCTAAGAAATAACTATCAGGAAATGTAGAAAATCTATTTACTGGAGAATAATATATTCTATCATCAAATACTTTATTGTTCTTTCTAACATTACCAACCCATGCTCTTCTAGCACATACTGTAGCTGCTTTAAATCCACCATCTGTTCCAAAGTCAATACTTTCTTCATCTTGTGAATATCCATTTATACTTTCGTATGTATCTAAGGATGGATTTACAATATCAAAAGAAACTAAATTTTCATGATAGTCTGTTGCTACCTCTTGAAGAATTGTATAGTCTTCAAATAAATTTTTTCTTACTCCTTTATAATAATCTACATCTAAAAATAATACCCATCTCCCATTACCGTCTTTTTTCCTAGTGTATACACGAAAACCTTTTTCATTTGTTCTACCTGTAAATGATGTATCTTGTATTCTAACTTTTACTCCAGTAAAATATGCACCAGCAGTAATAGCAAACAAGTCTGATTTTGGTGCTTGAGGTAATGATTCATTGTCTTGTAAGTCTACTACGGTATGGCAAAACTCATAAGAACCTGTTTCCCATCCACCAGATGTTACAGATATACTTGTAGATGTACTAACTTTAACTGGAGATGAACCTGCGTGCTCTAATATTCCTGTACCAAATACATCTCTGTCTACAATTAGCTGTACTATTTTTTTATCATCTTCTACAGATAAATCTACATAGTTTATCCCCCTAACTCTCATACCTTCACCATTAATAAATATTATGTGTCCATCAGCAAATTGTCCTGTAGTAAATACACCAGCAAAATCTAAATCAGCTGAAGACATATCTTCTGCTGTTTGTAATTTTAAATAAACAACTTTATCTGTAAGTCTAATATCTGCTGTTGGGTCAGGATTTGTTTCATCAGGATTTACTGTAGTTCTTAACTCAGTAGCAGTTGTGTCTTTTACAATAGTAGTAAAAGTAGTAGCGTCTACGATTGGGTCTGTAGATAGTATAATGCTAAACTCTCCTGAGCCAGGATTTACTGAACCAGAAGAGCCAAAAGCACTTGACTCTGAAATATCTTCAAATTGATTGCCGTCTATTTCTATTTTAGAATTTATATCAGTCCATCCACCTGTAATAGTTGTACCTAATCTTGATGTTTGGTCTACATATACTAGTTTTTTTGGCTCAGAGTCGTTAAAGCCATCAACTACTCGTTTATCTGATACGTACAATATACCGTCTACAAAATAATATACTGGCTCTACAGCACCTGTAACGCCCACGCCCATATCTATTTCAGAATCTACGCCTTCGTATGAAAAATTTCCAGTGCTATCAAAATCTCTTCTAAAAAATTGTATTGTAGTATTCCCAGAACTTTTGTCATTAGGAAAACAAATTGCTTGAGTTGGCTGTGTAGCTGTTCCACTTGCATCTAAATTAAATTGAGAATTAAAAATGAAAGCTCCATTACCTTGTTTAGTATGTGTTATTGTAGATGGTGCACTAGTATGTTTAGCAGTAGCATTTGAGGTTGCCTCTACTAAACCAAGGTTTGACAAGAAAACATTATCTGCTTTCTGGACCTGATTGGGTGCAATATCCCTAGGAGAGGACTTGGTATTAAGTCCTCCACTAAAATCATTTAATTGTAATGACCTTCTAGGCATCTATTAACACCCACATCCACATTCGCAGTTCATATTCTCTCCTTATTTATTTAAGGGCTTTTTTAACTTCAGCCCAGATTTCATCATCTAATTTATTATCTGATTTCTTGATGAAATAATCACCAAGCTTTATTAACACAGCTTTTAAAACTTTTTCACTTAATAAGCCTGTTAATAATTTACTGATTACTATGTTCATGTTATCTCCTATTCTTTAACATTTCCATCTTCTTCGTGCTTGTCTTATTCTAGAATTAGGATTATTCCTAGTTTTAGCAGAACTTCTTTTTAGTTGTCCTAAAGACCTTGCACAATAAGACTTTCTTCTCTTAGCTGCCTTGCTACCTTTCTTTACTTTACCAGTAACAGCAGTTTTTAATTTACTACCAGGGTTAGCTTTTCTGTAAGCAGCTACACCCTTCTTTGTCATTCCAGCACCTTTCTTTGTAGGTCTGTAATTAGCGTTCTTACCTTTAGTAGTCTTTCTTATAGCTTTGGTTTTTTTTCTTGGCATTATCTGACTTCTTTTTTTATATCCTCAATAATAGTTCTTTCATCAAAGCTCATACTAATACCAGGTTCAAATCTTTTTACTTCTTTACCTTCTTTTAATACAATAATAGTTGGTACTATAGTAATATTCCATTCTTTTGCTATAACAGCACCAATGGTTTTATTTTCAATATCTATTTCTGCAATATAGCACAGATTATCAAGCTGTTCTATTTTTACTCTATTTTGATAGTTCCAAGATGCATTAACCTGCACGACTGAACAGGTTTGTATATTTAATGCTTGTACTTTCTGGAAACTATCCAAAGATACTGATTGCGAGTATAGCGACGAGGTACAAAGTCCAAGTCCCAATAACCACATACTTATCCAGTTTTTCATAATTCATCCTAGTTTTTATTCATATTGAGTAGAGTTTCATTAATACTACGTGTATCTTCTTTAATGTCATCTACCTTGTCTTCAAGTTTTTCTACTTTCTCTTCAGTATTCATAATACTATTACGTATCATTTGGTCTTTTAAATCATACTCTGTTCTGCTAACTGGTGGCTCAGGAAGCTCTTTAGCTTCTTGAATATCAGCTTGCAGGTTAAACCATAATCCAACTACCATAAATATTGTAACAGCTATACTTATTAAAGTTTCTAAACTAAATGTAAATTTACTGTCTTTTCCTACTTCCATAATCTCCTCATCTCATATTAGCTGGAACAATACCCCTTGTTCCACCTGTTTTTTCGTTCTTTTTCATACCAAATTTTCTTAGCCCTTCTTTATAATTAACCAGACATTGTTGTGCTGATGCCATTCTAATCTGTGCTATAGCTGGGTTATTTTCTCTAGCTGCTGCATCCATAAGAGCTTTACCTTTTACATAATCAATTAACAAAGGCTGTAATGTATTATCTATATCTAGTGTACCTGTAATAGATGTTAGCTTATCTGGCTCAGCATAATAAGATATTACCATACCATCTGTTATAGTATTCCCACTACCAAGCTGTACTGGTTTTAGTTTAGTTTCAGCAGTCTCTGATGTACCACCGTCACCTATTTCAGTGGCTATTGCTATTCTATCGCCTTCAATCCACCATACGAATGATGTTGATGGGTCTTTATATGTACTGCTTACTGCTGCCATGTTATACCTCTGTCCATGTTGTGTTAGCTGATGCTTCGCTATAAAACTGCTTTATTTCTTGATTTGTTAATCTAGGAACTTGTATATATTCACCAGCATCATTTTTAATTGCACATCTAAATACTTTGTTTACAGTAATTGCTCTATCA